CCGGGGAGCAACTCTTTAAGTAGTTGTGCGCGTGAAATAGCCATGGTAAGTTACTCCTTAAATGCCGGTAGTACTGTTGTACTGAGCCGTGTTGAATTTAACGAGGAACTCGTAATATGTCGTGGCGGCTACGCTGGCAGGGCCAGTCGCAGTATCGGGCACAACGTCAACAACACGTACGGGAAGCGTATTTGTAGTATTGGCGGAAGAACCGTCAATACCGTAATACGAGTCACCTGTGGTGGTGGAACCAACTGTAGCAACCAAAGCTACGTTAGAACCAACAATCGCACGGCTATAAGCCGTAGGCGTAGAACCAGCGACAACTGTAGCCACAACTTTGAACACCGCGCTAGGATCATCCACGACATAGGCAAAAGCCATGGCGGTAGATGTAGACTGGGCTGCGGGGTAAAATTGACCCTGAACAGGCTGACCTGAAGAGTTAATGTAAGAACATCCAACCAACACACCAATAATGCTACCTGAATCAGTTGTACTAGCAGCCACGATGTAGCCGTTGGTATCAACCTTAACGGTATCACCGTTCAGGATTGCTGTTGCGTAAGCAGGGGCGACGGGGATTTGACGGATCGCTCCGGCGTAAGGTAGTCCGTCCAGTCGGTTGACTGGTTTGAAACCGTACGTCTTGTCAATGGTAGGGTATGCCATCTATGACTCCTAAAAATTAAGTGCCTTTGCCAAAAGTCACCTTCGTCGAACGCTCGTTGAAAAGCGGCATACGAGGATCATTTTCGCGCATGAGATTGTGATCTACCGAGCGCATTTGAGACACAGCTTGCTCTTGGAAGAACCCGTTGCGGTCTTGTACCATCTCGGAAGGGGTTTTGCAAAGCATCAAACCACCGATAACGATATTGTCTTTGAAGCGATCATTCTCGACTCCAGCAACAAAAATCTCGGGGTGATCAACTGCCTTAACGGGCTCCCAGCCCTCTCGGAGTTTAAGGGACACATTCATAGCATCTAACTCGCCACGTGTGCTGATTCGAACCCAATGAAAGTCATAGCCCGGCTCCGGTGTGGGAGAGGGTAACGTATCTGGACGAATCCAATTACGCTTACGGACCGTTTGTTCACGAGTTTCCAGTTCACGATTTAGTCTATTTTCAGCCATTTTGTTTCCTTACTTCCAATGCAACCTGTTCGGCGTAATCTTTTAAAGACACTCCAAGTTTTTTTGCCAGTGCAACTTGCGTGCGTGTCAGCGTAATCTTTTTAGGGGCGACGCTTCGTGTAGCCGGTGCAACAACATTCGCCTTACGGCGAGGCTCTTCAGTCTCTAAGTCGTTGCTCTCGTCAGTAAACTGCTCTGGGAACAACTGTCGCATACGAGAGTTGATCTTCTCGTAGTAATCGTCAGATTGCGGGTTGACGCCCTGTTTGACAAGTTTTTGGTGCAACCCCAGCGCAAAACTTGTCATCTCATCATCTTCCCCGAACCACTTATTCTTGGATTGCCAAGCTGTAGCCCGAGTGTCAACAGACGGTGCTGGGGTGTTGTAAGCAGTTTGTACATCAAAATTATCTTCCTGTAAAGGGGGTAATTTGATGTTATTTACGCGATCGGCCTTAAGTGTTGCTTTTGTAAGCGATTCTTGGGCTGCAACAAGGGCTTTAGAGTCCCCCGCTTCGTAAGCGCGTTTGTACTTAACTTTTGCACTAAGAACTTCCTGTGCAACTTGTTTCTTGGCTTGTTCAAGCAAAACTTCTTGGTTTTTGTTAACCGTACCCTTGAGTTGCTTGTTTTCCTCAACAACTTGTTGGGCGTAGCGCAATGCCTCTTGACGCTCCCGTTCTGCAGATTCAGCAGCGCGGCGTTGGTCGTGGAAACCTTTACTAAAGTGTTGCAACCGCTTTTTGACGCGTTCGGAGTATTGCTCCATCTCGTCGTCGGTCAACTCCATAGGAGCCTTGGACTTCTGTTTACCTCGGTCGTCCTCGGAGCGGTCGTCAATTACTTCAATGTCTAAGTCAGACTCTTCCTTCTCAGCCCGTTCGGGCTTGGCAGGCTTGTCTTCCTTCAAAGGGTCTGATCGACCCTCGATGGTAATTTCAAAATCACCATTGGCTTTTTCCTTTACTCCCTTATCAGCGGCTTCCGCTTTATCGGGATCGGGGAACTCAAACTGTACTTGTTGGTACGCCATAGTTCATTCCTTATGCACGCGTTACGCCACGCGGATCGGCAACGACAGCATCAATTGAATCGTCGTTCATGAGACGGTACTCAACACCACCAACACGGACACGAGTGCCAGAGTTAGCGCGGAACACCACATAGTCACCAACTTTGCACCATGGCCCATCTGGGTAACGGTCTTTGTCGGAATACGCTTGTGCTCCCATATCGAGTACCAAACCAGTCACAGTCATGAGCATTTCTTCATTGATTGTTTTCTGGGCTTTGATGATTCCCATATCACCAATTGTTTCCTCAACTTGAGGCAGGGCTATAAGCAACTTGTAACCAACGGGTCTTGGAAGTTGTAATTCCAATTCATCGTCGGTAACAGCGTTTTGAACTTCAATTGTCATCGTCTTTATCCTGAGAACGCAAAAGGTCTTGAGTTGTTTGGATGGCAAGTTGGAGACCTCGAATCCTACCTACCACTTCCCGGTATTCGGCGAAGTCTTTAGCCCCTCCGTTTGCCAGAAACTGTGTTGCAGAGAGCACATCCTCTGCATGTTTTGCGATCAGCACGTCATAGACGGTTTTAGCCATGGATTACTCCCTACTGCCCGGCATTTTGGGCTGTTGTTGTGGTGTTGCTAACACCTTCAATGCGTCAAGGCGGAGGCGTTCTTTGGCTTGGTCTTGCTGGGCTTCCACCCGCATGCCTTCCTTCATCGCTTCAATCTCAACGCGGTCTTTATCCAACTGCAGTTTTTGTCCTGCAATTTGAGCGTCTGCTTGGTCTTTTGCAGCCTTGCGAGACACTTCCATCTCTTGAATCTTGACCTTGGCCTGCTCCAACTGGAACATCGGGTCTTGCGCTTGCTGTTGTGCTTGTTGCTGCGCGGCTTGTTGCTGGTGAGCCTGTGCAACTTGTTTGCCTGCGTCTGCCACAAGACGCGCAAGCTGAACCTCCATGTCCTCTGGCAACTGCTCGTCTGGTGGAGGCAATGGCACACCAAGGCGTTCCTCGATCTGCTTGCGGTACGAGAAGCCCAAGTGCTCGGCGATGTGTGCTTGCAGTGAAGCCATGATCTGCTGTGCCATGGGGTTTTGTCCGATTGTTCCTGCAATCATCGGGTCTTGCATGAACGACGTATGCGTTGCAATGTGTGCATCGTGATCTTGATAGATGAATGCCTTGATCGGTTTGCCCACAAGTGCTGACATGTTTTCAGACACGGGATCACGTGGCTTCTGATCATCAGACATTGGGACGATTTTGTCAGCGTTCTTGATGCCCAACACTTCTAACATCTGACGATGTAAATACGGTAAGTCATAAATCTGCGGAGCCTTCTCCGACATCTGAAACGCCGCTTGGTACTGCACCACACGTTGCGCCATTGTTGACGCGTTAGGGTCAGACACAGGGATGACGTCCACTGTTTTATAGTCTTCGCGGCGTGCGCGTGGGGGGCCTTGCTCTGGCTCAAATGTGTACTCTTCCGGCGCGTAGTCGGCGATGATTTCTTTGAGCAGCTTGAACTCTAACTTCATCGCGTAGTGCACGCGTGCTTGTACAGCCGCCATCGGCTTTAATGTGCGCTCAAGCAGTGCAAGTGTTGTACCTACAGGTGCGTTAGCGGACATGTCACTGATGTTCATGTCACTGATCGCGCCAAGGCGTCGGCCTTCTTCAGTGATCCGTTGCAGTAACGCAAGCAGCGTCTGGCTAGGCTCCTTGTATGGGAGCATCATGATGTTGTCTTTGATTGCCCCTGACGGCACATCTACATCACGGAACTCTCCCGGTGCGATCGGTGTGTCGTCACCCTTCACACGCAGGCCACGAGCCTTCAAGCCACCGGGCAAGTTAGACAGTGTTCCTGCATCCACCAACTGGCGAATAATTGCGGTTCCGGCGCGTGCGTAGCCACCGATAATGTGGATCAAACCCAAGCCATAGAAACCAAACCCGGGCACATATACATAGTGCACGAAGTGGTCACGCTTGCGAGTTAACTCATCTTCTGGTTCCCAGTTGCGACGCACAGCAAGAACTTCTTGTGTACCGCGCTCAATAGTTATCACGTATGGTTTTGCTAAATCGTCTTCTTCATCGTCCACACCATCAATGCACAAGTGCGCATGAATTTCAAGCAGGGTGTAACGCTCGTCGTTAGTCAGCGTGTAGCCACCTTCTTCGGCTTTCTTCTTCTCAATGTCGGTGTGAAACGCAATCGGCTCGCCCAAGTCTTTCTTACAATAGAACCCGCTTGCCATCAAGCGATCCATCTCGTTTTTAGTCTTACGCATCACGTGCGTAACACGCTCGGCTTGCTCAATAGTTGACGCACCATAAGGCACGATCACATCTTCTGCTGGGATGTAAATCGCCACTTGACGGCCCATTGACGGGTCGTAGTACACCTTCTTGAACGCAGAACCTGCAAGTCCCAATGAGTACAGCATGCGCTCATGTTCTGGGCGGTACTCCACCATGACGTCTGTCAACTGGTAGTTCATGTCTTCCTTGACACGATTAGCCGCTTCTTCTTTCTCCTTAGTCACCTTGCCAATGATCTTAGTCTTGACAGGGCCAGCAGGTGGGAATGTTTCACTCATTGTCTCGGCTTGGAAGCGGATTGCCGCTTCAGCCAACACTGTAGAGTACACACCGCACGCATCATCCCAAGGCTCGGTGCGCTCTTCGTAGCGGAACCCTAGCACCTCAAGACCTTTAACGAACGTATCTGACCATTCTTTGCGGGAGGCTGTGTCGGTATCAACCAACTCAGTCAGGTCACCTGCAAGTGTTGCAAGTGTTCCCTCGTCCATGTACTCGGCCAAGTTGTCACTGAAGCCTTCCTCATCCGTCTCATCGCCCGGCTCAAGTGTGATCTCCACACTGCCATCGGACAAAGTCACCATATCAGGATTGACAATGTCGATCTCTAGCGCATCTTCAGCTTCGCCTAACTCGTCAATACCCTTCGGAGCAGCGTAGAGACCTTTGTCTATGTTTGTAGCCATGATTTATCCTCAGTAGTAACCGCCACGACGACGTGACTTAAAGTATTTAATTTCCTCGGGCTCGTCAGACGGCAGTCTGATAAACCCACCCTGACGGAATCTCATGAGTGCCATCACTGTAGAGTCCACCAAGTCATCGTTGCTCATGAACGGAAATCCTGCAATCTCCTCCACAACTTCCTCAGCCCAGCGGGTCTGCGGAACCCAGCACAGTTTAGATGCCACGATGTCTGCCACAGAGTTTAACCGCGCTAACTTATCCCCGCTACCCCTGTGCGGGGTGTATTCCCCCACGGGCATACCCATGCGGCGCAGTTCTTGATACAGGGCAGTCCCCGAGGACTTCTTCTCCACAATGAACGCATCTGGCTCCCAATCCTTGTATTCTTCCAGCGCCAACTTCTTCAGTTCTGGGAACTCAATCCGCTTCTTGATGGCGTTGAGCAGGATGATGTGGTGGCACCCTTCCTCCTCGTTGAAGAACACTCCCCACGTCGTGAGCGCAGTAAAGTCGGCACGGTTATGGCTTTCTGCCGCCGCGTCCAGACTCATGATCACGTATTCGCATCGGGGCGGGTCGTCATGTTCCCAGATGTTCCACCACTCACGCTTGACAACTGACGCCTCTTCTGAGGTGGGGTTTTGCTGGTACTGGGCGTTCCACTGGAACGTAGGCATCGAAGCCTTTGTTCTGTACAGCGCCTTGAGGTCAAAGAACTCTGGCCACAGGGGTTTCTCGTTGTCTGTCCCCTGATTAAAGATAGCGGGAAACTCAACCACCTCGTACTGATCTGAGTCCTCGTTCTTGCCCATGTCCCCCGTAACGCGGCCTGTCAGATCGTTTTGGTGCCACCTTGTTTGGATGATGGCAACTCGTCCGCCGGGCATAAGACGAGTACGGGCTCCGTATGTGAACCACTCGTATGCTTTATCAAACACGTCGAAGTTTCCATTGATGATGTCCTGCTCGTTATGAGGATCGTCGACAAGCAAGAGATCAGCACCACGGCCAGCCAGAGCAGAACCGACACCGCAAGCGAAGTACTCCCCGCCCATGTTTGTGTTCCATCTTCCGGCAGACTTGCTGTCAACTGCGAGGGTGACTGTTGGGAATATCTGTTTGTATTTGTCATTGTCAATAATGTTACGCACCTTGCGGCCAAAGTCCACGGCAAGGTCTGTGGTGTGGGAAACCATCAGCACCTTCTTATTAGGGTATTTACCTATAAACCATGCGGGGAAATATATGGAGACAAGTTGTGATTTACCGTGACGTGGTGGCATGTTTACGCATACCCTGTCTTTCTTCCCGTCAGCAATATCCATTAACAAGTCAGCCAGTATGCGGTGATGCTTACCCACTTTGTAGTCTGGCTGCATGTGCTTACAGAACTCAATCAGGTCGTCATAACACGCACGGGCAGTCTTGCGGCTGTCTAAGATGTCCGCAATTTTATCAATTTCAGCCTGTTCTTCGGGCGAATACGAGTCCAAGTTATCCAGCATCAGCCGGATTTCCTCTTCCGTAAAATCTAAAGTGTCAACTTGGGCCAACATCGTCGTCAAAAGTGGTGTTTTGGGCCAAAATTTCGGTGTTTTCTGCTGTTTTTGGCGTATTTAGCCCCAACTCTGCGTCCACATCGATGATGTCGCTCCCTAGTTTGACCTCGGCGTCCTGAATAACGGGTGGATTGACCAATCTTTGCAGTTTTGCACGCAGTTTTAAGCGTAACTCGTCGGTTGTCTGGTGCGTAATCGTGACTTCTGTCCTGTCGGTAAAGAGCCCCACGTCAGATACCTTGCCAAGCAACTCCAATGCACGGATGCGGATGCGGGGGTCTGGGTTCTGGGACTCCTCGATCAGTCTATTAGTAACTGTGTGGCGCAACTCGATTGCATGGTTGACCACTGCACGGCCATATTCATCCAAGTACGCACGTACGTTCTGCAAGGAAGCAGGTGTTAATGAAGATGCGTTGACGTTGTTGGCTTTTTGCGACGTTGCTTGCGGGTTGACCGCATAGGCTGAAGTTAACGCAGCGGCAACTTCTTTGTCTTCAGATGTTTCAGCAAGAACTTCTAAGCCATGGTCTTGCAGCAGTTCGATCGAACGACACGCAGCCTCGGCCCGCTCCCGCAGGTCGACATACGCCATGTCAGGCGTGATCTCAATACCCAGTTCGGGCATCAATTCTAGTTCCATATTGTTCGCAAGTCTTAGTGACCGATGCACCAGTATACACATAGAACAAAATTTTTTGCAAGGGGGGTACTTAAAAACATGACGGGGGGTGTTTCCTATAAAAACGTACCTACCCGGGGAAACGTACCTGTAACAACATAGGGGGTGGCATGTTATGGTGTGTTATGTCACGTGGGCTTTGCTGCAGAGTTAAGGTAAGTTGCGGGGTTGGATTTGATGGGGTTGTGGATCGTTCGTCTGTATTAGTAACCCTATGACAGCCACGGGACTCCTAACCATACAGCGGGGGGTGCCACCCCAGTGGGTCTACCCTCACCCCGATTCGGCGCGTCAACCCCGCCACCTTGTTAGTCACTGACTAACAGAACAACATAATCTGATATGAATCGACACGTTTACCCTTGACATGACACGTTAACAGGCGTAAAGTTCAGTCATCGGTTGGGAAACGCGGACATAAGAAGCGCACTCACTCGATACTGTCTCGAAAGGACAAAAAATGAAAGCAGTTAAACTCTCCGCGTCAGCTATCGCTGACACCGTCAGCGTATTGAAGGCCGATAGCGCCCTTGAAAAGCGTTGGCTGAAGTGCTCTGACACGTTGCGCTCTGAGGGCGTGACAAGTGAGTTGCTGAGTTCCGATGAGGAATTTCGCAAGTACTTCAAGTATGAAGTTGTTTTGCTTGCTTACAGCAAGTTAGAGCAAAGCATTATGGCTTTGCCTGCTACGGCCTTGAGCGATGAGCAAAAGGTTACGAAGCGTTACGTTCAGGCGCAACTTGGAAAGAAGTTGGAACGTGTCGCGAAGTATGTCAAAGCCTCTGAAATGGCGGAGACAATGACCGATGAGGAAAAGGGCGCGAAGAAGGTCAGCGACATGGCCACGCGTCTTAAGAAGGACTTAGGCGTCTGGATCGACAAGGTCGAAAAGGCTGAAGCAGTTACGTTCAGCGCGACTGAGATGATCAAGTACTTGAAAAGCGCTAGCGCTTTGATCAAGTGATCTAAACCCCCCGCAAGGGGGGTTTCCAAAGCCCCCGCAAGGGGGTTTCTTCTTAACCTTAAGGAAATGAAATGCAATTAGACCTTGTCGATGAAATGCAATGGGAAGACCTTGTCGAATTCGAAACCTTGGAAGAAGCAGGGTTAGAAGAATCAAGGGACGATGAGCCCACACATGGACACTACTTATCCTGCGAGGGTAGTATCTATTTTTATACTGATTGGTTTTATGATAACGATTCAAGCGCTTTCAGCGCTTTGTAATTCAAGCCCCGCCCTAAAAAGCGGGGCTTTTTTTTGTCCTTATTTTTTACCCTGTTAGTCACTGACTAACAGGATGATGCCAGTTTCTACAGTAGCGTGGCGTGGCGCGGAGTATGCACCCTGCAAAGTTCCTACGTGTTGCGTAACCCACCAAACCTGGATCGGTAAGTCTGTTAGTCACTGACTAACAAGGTGATGCCAGTTTCTACAGTAGCGTTGAGCGCGACACAGTTCGAAAGTTCGCGATTGATAAAGTTCTAATGTAACTTTTTAATAGGCCAAGTAAAGTTCGTTTTATTTAAATTCCTGCGTTGTTATGGTGTGTTTGAAAGTTCTTTTTTTGGCATAAAGTTCTTATAAAGTTCTTATAAAGTTCGCACTGCCCGCGTACTTTATATTTTCGTTGTAGATCGTTGTTAGTCAGTGACTAACATGGCAGTTCGTGCCTATGCAATAGTGTGTTATCTTATCTAATCTTAATAGTTTTATAAAGTTCTTTTTAGGGTCGGGTAGTCCGAAGGGTAAATTTATTTTCCCTCAGAAACTTTTTGGAAAGTTCGCGATTGAGCGAGGGGGCACAAGCAAATT